GTCCCAGGCGAACTCTAGTTCCGCACAGTCCGAGTCGGCGGAGCGTCCCACCAGCGCCCAATCTGGTGGTGATACTCAAGGCTCTCCAGCTGGTGTACCTGCTGTCACACCTACCCCTGATTCTTCGGGGTCTAAACCGAAGAAGGCGCCGTCCCTTACGGCGGAGCTTTACGCGAAGAAAGCGGCCCCCGGGCATGCTTCCGCCGTGATTAAAGCTCTCAACTACTTCCTCGCTGCCCGGAAGGTTGATAAGGTCATCGTCCATCCTAGGGAGCTTTTCCCTGAGGATTGGAAGGTCGGGAATACACCCATCCCGGTTTCCTCTGGAAACACCCTGGTCAAGAACTTGGCCCGGACCCTACCACACCTACGGATCTATGATCCCGAGGGTAAAGAGCTTCAATGGGTGGATGAAGCTACCGATCGGTCACGGATTGACCGAATCAAGGCGGATTGGGACTCCCCCGTGATTATCATTTCTGGGATTTTATCGGCCATAACCCAGAAAACCGTGTCCAAAGATGATGTGCTCTCACTCGCCCAAAAATCTCCACAAGCACTTGAGAAGCTTAAGGAGGCTGGCTCCCAGTTGAAGGCTCACTTCAACCGTCTTTTGGACCCGATCGCCTTACGGCGTTCCCCCGAATTTATCGAAGTCTCCATGCGATATAAGGCGCAGCTTCGAGTCCTCATTGAGGACCAACAGGCGAAGATCCGAGAGGCACGGATCGCCACTCGCCGCGTTAATCAGCTTCTAGGTGAACGTGATGAAGCCTTGGCAAGACTTGATTCTGGCTATGAGCCGAAGCGCACGACTGCTGCGCAGGCGCTCGCCCAGTTTGGTATCGATCTTGCCGAGGATCAGTCAGTCCTCGGTGGGGACGGCACTATTCAGCCCGTTGACCTCGAAGATTTAAATTTTTAGTCTCGGCTGCCTCGCTCACCGGCGGCACTGGTGTCGACTTGGGGGACGAGGAAGTTATCCTCGACTGGATCCACGAGAACCCAAGCACCATGTCGGAGGCATCCGGGCACGGCGACAGGGATTGGCAATACGATCTCTCGCCCCTGCGCCATCGTCACGTAGCGAGAGTCCAATATATAGGTGGCTCTCAGAAGTTGAGGTATAGATACGTCATGCCCAAAACTGAGAACTCCACCTTCTTTACGAAATTTCTCGACGAGAAATCACGGGAGTTGACGGGCATTGAAGGCCCCGATTTAGACATAACTACATCGGAATTCGTGCCACCTAGTGAGAGGGAACTTTTCAAACATATCGAGTCTTTCGGCACGCCAGGTCCTGATGGATCGGCCGTCTCGGATGTCACATTTGCTGGGCTCTTCGCGGAGCTACGTGACGTCGAGGGGACCGCTCCTGAGATATCTGGCTGGTTGGATGCCCGTAACATGTCTCTGATAAAGGTGCCCTCTCAAACCTCGCCAGGTATTAGGTGGAAGAAGATGGGATATCGTTCAAAGCGGGACGCGCTCATGCCAGCTCTCCGAGAAGCCAATCTCGTCGTGCAGAGGATGAGGAATGGGTCAGAGAAGTATCACGTACCGCCCTGCGGCGTTGCGGGTAGGGGGAAGAGGATGTCCATCGAACGGATATCTGGCGGGAAGAAAGAGGGTAGGCTGATAGTGATGCCTGACTTAGTGCACCACCTCCTTGGGACTATGGCATCCGGCGCGTTGCTTACGCAACTGCGTGGGATTGATAAGTCCCGTGGCGGGGTTCTACTTGGCATGGGTCCGTTCAGTGATAACTATCAGATGATTTCCGACTGGTGCCGCGATGCGAAGTCCTTCGCCTTCCTCGACTTTAAAGGATTTGATGGAAAGGTTCCCGCTAGGGTTCTCAAGAAAGTCATGATGGACCATGTCCGTCGAAAATTTTCCAAGGAACCCGGGTCCAAGGCTTACTGGAGGTCCCAGGTTGAGAATCTAGTATACACTGAAATCTGCATGCCGGATGGAAATGTCTACAAAAAGTCTCGTGGGGTGGCATCTGGTGATCCCTGGACCTCTATTGCGGGTAGCTACTCCAATTGGATCATGTTAAAGTGGGCCTGCAATCGCCTTGGTCTCAATGCCAAGATCTGGACGTTCGGTGATGATTCGATCATCGCCGTTAATAACCGGGTCTTGACGGATGATGACCTTGGAGCGATTACACAAGTTCTGTGGGATGGGTTTG